GGCTTGCAGTGCTGAACGCTGCCTGGAGCCAGCCGGTCGCATCGCGCCGGAATCGGGGGAGCTGCCTTCCGCAGGCGAGCTCGCAGAACTCCTGGATGCCGATCCCGCGCAGTCGGTCGGCCGCCTCCAGCGCCTGCTCGGGGTACGCTGCCTGGATGCGGGCGCTCGAGACGCCGGAGGCCATGAGCGCCACTGCCTCGAACACCTGGGGACTCGTCTGGCGCGGGCCGTCATGCACCGCCGGGGCCTTGGGGCGCTCAGCTCTCAGCACCTCGAGCTCGGTCTTCGTCTCGTCCCATCCCTCGGCGATGGCGTTCGCCTCGATATCAGCGTGCTTTCCGGCGCAGGCCTTCCGGATGGCGTCGATCCGCCGCGTCTCGGCGGCAGCCTTCACGCGCATCTCCGTCACCGGGTCGGGCTCCACCACGGTCTCGGTCGCAGCCGCGGTCACCTGCTCCTTCCCTTTTTCCTTCTCCTGGGTTTCCTTTTCTTTCTCTTCCATGCTTTCACTCTCCTTGTAGGATGCCGCGAGACTTGCGCTCGTCTCCGTGTCGGCGCCGAGGTCCACGAAACTGATCTCTCCGAGGGTCGATTTCCTGACGACGTTAACCGGCCCCGTGAACTCCCTCCCGTTCACGAGGACCGCTTGGTTGGGCTTGACGAACTCGAACTGCTCCACAGCCGCGCCGATGGAGGCCTGCCAGGGGAAGCCGTTTCTTGCGGAGGCGACGATCTCCTTTGCCGTGGCCGTGTCCCGCGAGACGATGCCCGTCGCGACGAGCTTCCCCGCAGAGACAAGGATGGAGTCGGTGTGCCCGACGCCCGAGGCCATGTCGTGGCCGAACCGGATGGGCCGGCTCTGCGACGGAATCGCGAGACCTGCCAGGTCCACGATCACGGGATACCGCCAGCCGGTGAGCCGCATCGGGCCGCCGGTGTAAGCGACCATCGTGAAACGGGGCAGGACCGGCTGCCCGTCAGGCTGGTCGGCCGCCGCCTCGATGGTCAGACACCCCGGCTCGCTCAGGAGCTCAAGGGCGCTCGTGCCCTCGGCCTTCGACTGTGCCTGGCAGACGGCGTAGCGCTGCGCGGTGTCCGGGAACTCCTTCGTCATCACTTCATCTCCCATGCAGCGTTCCATGAAGTGCTCCTCGGTTTCACCTTTCCGCCTTTTCGGTAGCGGCATCTTCGGTCTCCTCCTCCTCGTCTGCGCTGTCACCGGGCTTCGGGAGCGCCTCGGCCTCCGTCAGCCCCAGCTCCTTCATCAGGGCCTTCTCCTTCGCCCGCTGCCGGAGCTGCGTCTCCCAGTCGAGGCCGCGCTTCGCATACTCGTCGGCGAGCGTGGTGGTGTGGTTCCGGAGCCTGGTCTCCTGCGCAGTCGCCTCCTTCGCGGGGTCGACGTGCTCATGCCCGTCCCAGAACCACTGGTGCTCGGGGACGCCCGCGGTTCTCATCCAGAGGGGCAGGAAGTCGGAAACGAGGATCGCCTCGTTGAGCCAGGCCTCGAGCAGGCGGTCGAGAACCACGAGCTCCACGTGCGACTGCTCGACACGGATGCTCTTGAAGTAGGTTTGGTGATCGAGCCGCCCCGAGGCGTAGTTGTAGCCCGACGAATTACAGGCGGCGACGTTGAACGGCATGTTAAGACACCGTGCGATCTCGTTCAGGAGCTCGTGCTTGAACTCGCCGTAGGTGGTGGAGGGCTGCTGGGCCTCCACCTGGCCCATCTTCCATCCGCCGGGCATCGTGAGGAGCATCCGTTTCTCGAGCTCGATCACGTCCATCGGCTCGATGGATTCCGCCTCACCGTTTGCAGGAGCGTCGGTGTAGAGGACGCCGGCGAAGTCGGCTGCCGTTTCCGCAGCCCCCAGCACCGCCAGCGTGTAGCGTCGCAGTTGTGCGAAGAGCGGAAGCGCCGGAGTGATGTCCGGCACGCCCCGCGACTGTCCCGGCCGGTCCGCCCGGAACCAGTGCACCATCGACTCAGCCGGGATGCGGTCGTATTCCACGATCAGGGCGACCTTGTTGCTGCCGGGATGGACCCGCAGCACGTGATACTCGACCGGGTTTCCGAACTCGTCGAAGACGATTCCGTCCACGGCGTTCGGTTCCGGCAGGAACGCCGAAATCCTGCTGAATGTGGGGGTGGTCACCTGGTCGGCCTCGACGAGCTTCAGGTCGAGCTGCACGGGCGTGGGGAGGCTCTCGTTGCTCGTGAGCACGGCGAACGCCTCGCCGTCTTCCGCCCGGGCGGCGCGCATCGTGCGGAGTTTCTCCGCCAAAGCGATGGCCCGGGCCCACCGCATGAACTCGCGCTCGATGAGACGGTTGGTCTCGGCGCTCTCGGTCAGCATCTGGAGCCGCGGACCGGTGCCGATGACGTCGTTGGCTAGCGTCAGGACGATGCCCCGAGCGTAGCTGTTGTTGGCGACCTCGTAGCGCGAACGGTTCCTGAGGACCCGACGGACCTCGGGGTTTGCAGCGGCGTCGGCAGAGAGGCCATCGGCGTTCGCCCAGTGCCGGCGGTTGTCCTCCGTGGTCGCGGCGGCATCGTAGCGCCCGCGCACGACACGGACGGGGTACGCTACGCTACCCAGCCTCGTCGGCCGCATCTTGGCTCGGATTCTTCGGAAGAGTCCCAGCATCCTATGCCCCCGGAGGACTGAGCTTCGAGAACCTGACGCCCAGGCCCTTCTTCATGGCCTTCTTGGAGTTGAGATACCGGTCGGCCTCGATTTGCTCCGTGAGGCCGTGCTGCTCCATGCTGCCCGCGTCCCCCTGCGCGCGCTTGGGTCCCTGGGCGTTGTCGCGAATGGTATTCTCGAGGTCGTCCGACATGCTCGTCCTCTCAGCCAAGAGAAAAGGCCGCCCAGGTGTTCGGCCCCGAACGGCCTCCTCCCCCACTGCTCTCTGCCGGCGGTGATCAGCCGCCGACATACCGCCCTCGTTGATGCCCACTGATTACATATCCGCTGGAACGGGAAAACCGCAGGAAGATGTGCTCGAAGACGCAAATAGGTTCTACCGGTAGCGTTTGACCTTCGGAATTTCACCCCGGCTGCTTCTCGTAGGTCGTCATCCGCCTGCCGCAGTGGCGGCATTCACGACGGCGCAGGATGCGGCCTCCCGACGCGGGGCGCGTGTAGAGGACGTGGAAGTGCCGACACCCGCACTGCCTGCAAGCCAGGCCGCGCTGGTCCTTCTGGTCGTCCACCGTCACCTCCCCCTTTGCAGGTCAGAAAGACGAATGCGCGTGCCCTTCTCCTGGTGTCGCGCATCGGTGCCAGGGAGGATTGCCCCCTGGATGGATGCTGCTACCGCACACCCAACCAGGCCGTCGAGCCAGTGATTCTCGGAGGCTTCGGGACGGAGCTTCCATTCGTCGACGACGCGCCCCCGGCCCTCGGTCTTCACACGGTACTCGGCGGTGAGGTGCTCGGCGATGAGTCGGTGGTCTTCCGGGTTGCGACCGAGGAGCGACAGACACCCCCGGTCACCCATGTGGACGGCCAGTCGCGCATGGATGAAGGACTTCCAGTAGTTCGCGTCGAACACCACGTGGCGCACGGCGCGCTTCCCGTGGACGTTCGGGATGCGCCAGTTGTGACCGACTCGGTCGCCACGCTTGCGCTTGTATTCCGAGAACGGAATCGACGATGCACCGACGAACCGCCCATGACTCGGCAGCAGCACCGCCGCGTGGGCGCTCTGCCTGCAGAACTGGTAGACGACGTCGGTGGACGTGCCCCAGTTGGCATCGATGAGGCACCGCTCGATCCGCAGGTAGGCCCCATCGTCGCGCCGCCACTCCCGCTTGAGAAGCCGGTCGGTGAGGGCCTCGAGCCCGGCATACATCGCGCCCTCGATTCCCGAGCCCTTGGCCTTGTCCATCAAGGTCGGGTTGGCGTCCCGCAGCGTGAAGTACGGTCGTCGCTGCTCGGGCCACGCGCCGTAATCGATGACGTACCCGGTGAAGTCATCCTCCCACGCGGTCGCGACGTAGAAGAGGAGCTTCCCCTGCACGTCGA